TTGATACCATCGCAAGGGGTAAGGCTTAAACAGGCTTAGAATGCGTTATAAGGCAAGTGATCATGGTGGTTATCCACAGGTTATTAACAGCTGTATGTTTGACCACTGTATTTATGTACAGGTGTATGGATGTACAGTACTGGTTATCCTACTGGTTATCAACAGCCTATCTACAGGCTATACACAGGTTATGTACAGGTTATCCACAGGCTGAAATGAAGGGCACCCCCTCCCCGAAGCCGCCGATTTCGCCAATGTATATGTCCCTCGCAAAAAAAAATTACCAATTTTAAGGTGAACCATGATTAAGATAATATGTGATGAAGAAGTCCATGAAAGTGACATTGAGCTAATAGAGCTATTTGGTGTATCACTTATTGATAAAGACAAAGATACTATGGTTGACTTGCTTTACATAGTAGAAGATAAGATGTCTGGTAATTGTATTTGCTTTGAAGAAGTGTGTATCTGTAGTAAATGGAATTAAAAACAATTCTTATTTGCTATAAAGCAAAGGTGTTTATATGAGTCGATTAGGCAGTCCCAATAAGAACAAGAAGTTTCTGTTGGCCAGATTGCAGGATATGTATGGCGAGCAGTTCCACCCTATAATGAAGATGGCTGAGGCTGCTAGTAAGCTTGATTACATTGCTGAACAAGAGGGTGATGTGACTGCGTTGACTGCTGCTTTAAATGGTTGGAGTAAGATAGCAGAGTATACAGAGCCTAAGCTTAAAGCTGTTGAGGTTCGTGCTGACGACTCTACAATAGTTAGGGTATCCCGTAGGCGCTTTGATGGCACTACAGATGAAGTTGATAGTGATGCGGCAGACTTATTATTAGAAGAGGCTGTCATAGCTGAAATAGTTGATGATGAAGAGGAAAAAGAAGATGAGTAAGAAGAAACCTTTGTTAGCTGCGTTAGATAAGAAGACAAGAGAGCGCCACTTCCCTGAGTCTAATGGTGGTAAAGGTAGTCACGCTAGGAAGTCTACCCCTGAGACAAGAAACAAGTTTAAGTCTGGCTATGATGGTATTGACTGGAGCAAGAAGTGAGTCAAATTGAATACTGTATGGGGCCACAAGGCCAGGTGTTGCAAGACTACTCTGACTGTCGTTCTCAAAACTCGTTTATCTGTGGGCCACTAGGCTCCGGTAAGACAGTACAGACTATCCTTAAACTGTTTGACCTTATGTGTGAGCAGAAGCCTGTAATGGCTAAGGGGCATAAGAACTACGGTGTTAGGCTATCCAGAATCATTGCTGCCCGTAATACATACTCTGAACTGTTCTCTACCACGATTAAGGACTGGCTAGAGATACATGAAGACCTGGGGCCGTTCCGTCAGGGTAACAAAGAACCCCCTACGCATTATATTAAGTTTCGTTTAGAAGATGGCACCACCGTACAGAGCGAGGTCATATTCATTGCATTTGACCGTCCTGAGCACGTTAAGAAGGCTAGGGGTATTCAGACTACATGGGTGTGGCTAAACGAGACTAAGGAGCATTCTAAGGCTGTTCTAGACATGCTTGATCTACGTCATGGTCGTTACCCCTCTAACAAGGAAGGTATTAAGCCTACACACCATGGGATGCTGGGTGATACTAACGCCCCTGATGAAGACCACTGGTACTACAAGCTTGCTGAGATAGAGCGCCCTGAAGGCTGGGTATTCCATCGTCAACCAGGTGGTGTATTCCGTGATGGCGAGGAATGGAAGATAAACAATAAGGCAGAGAACCTGACTAACCTGCCTGACAACTACTACAGGAGAGGCTTAAGTGGTAAAACAGATGATTGGATCAAGGTTAATCTTGCTAACGAGTATGGCTTTGTGTCTAACGGTAAGCCAGTTCACCCTATGTATACCGACTCAGTACATGCGGCCCACATGGACTTCACACCCAGTAAAGACACCCCCATTATCTTAGGATTTGACTTCGGTCGAACACCTGCTTGTGCGTTTCTACAGCGTACTTCGATAGGGAGATGGGTGTGCTTTGATGAAATGGTACTGACAGACTCTGGTGCTATTGACTTTGCGCCAACATTAAAGCGTTACATCGAGGATACATACCCTGGTCACACGTTTAAAGGCTGGGGAGACCCGTCTGGTGACAACAAGAACCAGTCAAACAGTGAGACTCCGTTCCAGATCATGCGTGCTGCTGGCATTCCATGTTATCCGACAGAGTCTAATGACCCGTTAAAGCGTCGAGCTGCCCTAGAAGTGCCCATGAAAGAGATGTGTATGGACGGTAAGCCTCGCTTTGTTGTCCTACCGAAAGCTTCTATGATCCGTAAAGGTCTTCAGGGTGGCTTCTGTTACCGTAGAGTCCAGACATCAGGCGAAAGATACGCTGATCAACCCGATAAAAACGAGTATTCCCACCCAGTAGAAGCCTTAGAGTACGGGCTACAGGGTGAAGGTGAGGGCCGTCAAGCACTACGGCGAGCTGGTGGATTTGATAAGCCGCATGTGGCTAAGGTAGGCTTTAGTGTTTTCTGATATGTACGTTGTGTTTGAGGGTGATGATAACCACTGGTACTCACGGTTCTTGCATAACAAGATTAAGCACTGCTACATTGTGGTGCCTAGCATTGATTGCTGCATTGTCCACTCTAGGACTACCGCAAAGTTTGATTTGTTTAACGAATCCGATATAAATGGTATAATCGACCCTAATTCTATAATAATTGGTTATAAGCAAAAACCTAGTTCGCGGTCTTTGTTTATGTTGAACACTTGTGTGGGGCATACCAAACAACTACTTGGTATTAACAAGCCATTTATATGGACTCCGTATCAACTATACAAATACTTGAGGAATGAAGATGAAATCACCAAAAGCACCTAAGCCTACGGCGGCAGAAACGGCTATGATTACGCGGCAAAGTATGCAGCTAGATGAAGAAATGGCTAAAAATGAAAAGCGGTTAAAGGCTGTAGCAAGAGGGGCTTTAGGGTCAAAGTCTTTACTAGGTACTGCCAAGCAAGCTGCGGCTAAGGAAGTAAAATCAGGAGCTACTCCAAACAAGACAATGCTTTCTTCTTTGCCCAATAAAGGCCTGAGAGGCTACCGTTAATGGAATTACCTAAAGAGCTTGGGTCGCTGAATGACCTGAAGAAGCGGGAAGCTAGTGCCTTTGATCGTAACGGTATGTGGCATAGCGTACTTGATGACGTATATGAGTACTTCCTTCCTAACCGAAACTTGTTTGACGATAACACTGCTGGTCAAGACAAGATGAATAACATCTTTGACTCAACTGCTTTAGAGGCGATACAACAAGGTGCGAGTAAGTTACAAGAAAACATTGCCCCTATCTGGTCGCGATGGGCTACGTTTGCTCCTTCTGAAAGAGTTATTAAGCTCCTTGAGTCTGGTAACTTTGATGTTTCTGAAGACGATATACGGGCCAATCTTGAGCGTCAGGCCGAAACAATCTTTGATTTCATTAATCGCTCCAACTTTGCTACTCAGTTTTATGAGCACGCACTTGATCTTCTTGTGGGTACTGGAACGTTACGCATAGATGAAGACGACAGTGATGACATGCCCCTTATCTTCAGTGCTATACCGCAGAAAGGTATTGCGTTTGAGGAAGGCCCTAACGGAAACGTGGAGACACACTGGCGTAGATTTAAAGTTAAGGCGCGTAACTTAGAGCGGCAGTGGCGCGGATTTAAACTGTCTGAGGCAATGAAAGAAGTAGTCGCCAATAAGCCTGATACAGACGTAGAGGTTAGCGAGGGTGTTGTATTTATGCCTAAGTCTAAGACCTATTATGGCTGTGTGTGGGTAAAAGGTGAGCAACAGATCAGTTGGATGCAGGACTTTGGCGCTTCTAGCCCTTGGGTTACAGGTCGTTACTCTAAAGTATCTGGTGAAATCCGTGGCCGTGGTCCAGCACTACAAGCATTACCTGATGTGCGCTCGTTAAACAAAGCTAAAGAGTTTGTTTTGCAGAAGGCTGCTATTGATCTTGCTGGTATGTACACAGCTACTGATGACGGCGTGACCAACCCCTACAATTTGGTTATTAGCCCAGGCATTGTTATTCCCGTTGGATCTAACAACTCAAGTAACCCGTCTATACAGCGTTTAGACACTGGCTCTAATCTACAGTTAGCACAATTCCAGATCAACGATATGCAAATGGCGATCAAGCGTGCGCTGTTTAACGATCTGCGTGACCCTAGTGGTGCTGTACGATCCGCCACAGAGGTTGCTATTGAGTCGCGTGAGCTTGCCAAGCGTATTGGCTCTGCCTTTGGTCGTCTACAGACAGAAGTCCTTATACCCATCATTAAGCGCGTTGCTGCAATCCTGACTCGCCGTGGTATTATTGAGCCTATTCAGCTTGATGGCCGTGACATTGATATTAAATTCCTGTCTCCATTGGCTAAAGCGCAGGACGGTGAAGACATCCTTAGTGTTCAACAGGCCGTGTCGTTTGTATTGCAGACTGCTGGCCCTGACCAGGCTAAGATTGGATTTAAGCTTGAGGACTTTGGTACCTGGGTAGCCGGTAAAACAGGTATGCCTGCTGAGTTAGTTCGCAGTGAGTCAGAGAAAGCGCAGATAATCCAAGCTGGTGCCCAGGCAGCACAGCAAGGAATGGATGTTTCTACTCCACCACCACAACAAGGTCAGACTGCTCTATGAGTTGGGACACTATCAACAAAGGCGACTTTAACGCCGAAAGCGCAAAACAAGCCAATGACGCAGCTAGAGCAAAAGCTGCTGAGTTGGCTAAGGCTTACAACAGGTGCTTTGGCACTGATGACGGTAAGCGTGTACTAGAAGACTTAACGCAACGATTTATTTTCCAAAACAACACACCCTTTGGTTCCCAGAACCCTGACTACGAGGCTGCTTACCATAATGGTGAAAGCGGGTTAGTTAAATTTTTAATCAACCAAGTACAGCAAGCTAGAGTACTATAAAATTACCGTGGAGGTAATATGTTAGATAATACAGATCAGGCCGCAGAAGTAACAACTGGCGATACCCTACTAGACTCATCCGCTCCTACACTTGGAGATGGCGAGTATTTTCTTACAGACGGTATTAAAGGGTCTGGTGACAGTCCCGAGTGGTACAAGGCAGACAAGTACAAGTCTGTTGCTGAACAGGCCAAGGCTTACACAGAGCTAGAGAAGAAGTTTGGTGGGTTTACTGGCGCACCTAAAGATGGATATGCTGGCATTGAAGGCATCGAGAGTGATGACGCTTTACTACAAGAGCTAACTGAGTTTGCTAATAAAACCAACATGAGCCAAGAGGCATTTGGTGAGGCGTGGGAATTGTTAAGCGCGCAAGGTACTGCCGTAGAGGAAGTCAGTCGAGAGCAAGAGATTGCAAAGCTTGGTGACAATGCTGGTGAGCGTATTAAGAACGTAGAAGGCTTCCTGAAGAACAATCTGGATTCTGTTGACTATGACCAGGTAATGAACCTAGTAACTGACGCAAGGTCTATTGAGCTTGTAGAGGCATTGGTAAAAGCAACATCGCCTGTTAAGCTTCCTATTGACGGCGGAGAAAGTCCTACTGGCATGACCTGGGCAGACATTGAATCGGAGATGTTTAAGAAGTCCGACGACGGCCAGTTACTCCGAAGTGTAGACATTAACCATGAGCGTAAGATCCAGAAAATGATGCAAGATTTTGGCGGCAATAAACCCCATACTCGCATTTTCGGATAAGCAAAAAAAAAGCCCTGCGCTAACAGGGCTAAAAGGGGTCGTAACAACTGACGCTAGGAAACAACAAGTACCCTAGCTAACCATGTGAATGAAGCATGGGTTGTACATTACAGTACAGGCCCTATTGTACACGACTCAAGACGGTTAGCAACTATTGATTTATATAGTGCAAACAGTGTATAATCGGCACACTGGATACCCCTTTCTTACAAGGCCCAGTAAATTTAGGTTGAATGCTGACCAATTTACTGGGTACTCAGCTAAAACCTTGAAAAACTTTCTATTTATTACTCTTTTTCGAGGAAATTCTTATGAGTAACGTACTATCATCCGTGGCAGTCACGGAATTTGACTCCATGGTCAAACACGCCTATCAAGGCACTGGCTTGCTAAAGCAGGCTGTAACTCTTCGTAACAACGTAGTTGGTGACACTTACAAGTTCCGTAAAATGGGCAAGGGCCTGGCTAACCAAAAAGCTAGTTCTGCTGAAGTAGTTGCTATGAACGTAGGTCACGAATTCAAGACCGCTACCCTTACTAACTGGAACGCTCCTGAGTTCACTGACATCTTTGATCAGCAAGACGTAAACTTTGACGAGAAGCAAGAGCTTGCAAGCACCATCGCAAATGCCCTTGGTCGTCGTTGTGATCAGCTTGTTATTGATGCAATGGACGCTGCTGGCGCTTATGCTGCTACTGTCGGCACTGGTGTTGGTGGAACTGCTTCAAACTTGAACATGGCTAAAATCATCAAGGCTCAGGTAGCTCTGCGTCAAAAAGGTGTGCCTAACTCTGAGCTGTTTGCTGCTGTAAACGCGCTGGGTCTTGGTGGTATGCTGAATGACGATAAAATCACTAGCATTGATTATCAAGCTGTTAAGGCTTTGGTCAATGGTGATGTTGATACTTTGGCTGGTTTTAAGTTTATTGTTCTTGAAGATCGTGCAGAAGGTGGCTTGACTGTCGCTTCTAACGTAGTTGACTCTTACTTCTTTGCCCGTCCTTCTGTTGGCCTGGCTATCGGTATTGACATGAAGACTGACGTTGATTGGGTTCCTGAGCGCACCTCTTGGTTGTGTAACGGCATGTTGAAAGCTGGCTCTGTTGCTCGCGACACTGACGGCATCGTTAAGGTTCAATACACCCAGACTGCTTAATGTTGTAATGTTGTAACTGAATGGGGGTCTCGGCCCCCTTTCTTTTTTTATACTATAGGTTTTATATGTCTTCTAAAATACAGTTAATCTCTAACGCTTTAATTTTAATTGGCGATTTGCCTGTAACATCTTTAGACGGCAATGAGCGATCTAAAGTTGTAGCTAGAAACTTATACGATAACATTGTACAAAACGAATTAACCAAATACCGATGGGGCTTTGCTCGCAGAAAAGCGCAGCTAGGTCTAACGGCTGAGGTGCCTGTAGGTACAGAGTGGCAATCAGTCTATCAATTACCTTCTGATATGTTGGTGTTGATCAAGATAAACCCTGGCACTAACTACCAAGTTCTTGGTGACAAAGTTTACTGCAACTATACAGGGCCGCTGTACTGCGATTACATTGCAAACACTCCTGAGCATGAATGGCCGGTGTACTTCTCAAAGATGATTGAGTACGCCCTTGGTATGGACTTCGCTCCATCTATCCGAGACAGCGCAGTCTCCATGGAATTGCTTGCCAACCAGTATCAGAACGCTTCTCGTATGGCTAGGTTTACTGACGCGCAACAACACCCTCAGACACCTATTCAAGATAGACCGTTTATTGACGTAAGACGCTAAAACTTTACCATTAAAGGAAAATTATGCCTAAGTCTCAATTCTTACAGAGCAGTTTTGCTAGTGGTGAGTTATCCCCTCTTATCAAAGGTCGTACTGATCTTGATCAATACTACAAAGGCGGGCAGACCGCAGAGAACGTTGTCATTGTTCCTCAAGGTGGTATAAAGCGCAGACCTGGTACATATCAGATAGACACTCCATTAGCCGATTTGGTACGGAACCCTCAGCTTCCTGCTATGCCCAATGGCGGCAATGGCTATCTTATTAACGATGGTAACGACGAAACGTATGCTGTAACTGATACGAGCTGGACAGGCACGTTTAAAACAATTTCTGAGTACACGTTTACAAGCGCCCCTCAGCCTGCCTTTATTGATATTAAAAACATCTCTATCGTAAACACTGGCGTAGCCGAACAGAACGCCACAGTAAAATTACAACACGGTAGCGACTCAACTCAATGGACTGACATTTCTTCTTTTGTGATTAGCGACAAGTATGTCACTAGCAAGCGAGTTACGTTCCCTAACACTGTTAACTACCTTGGTTTCCGTATTGTCTGCGACTTAACGGCTTACAATACTTATGCCATTAAAGTTGGCGAGTTTAACCTTAAAACATCAGTGGGTCAGCCTACTGCCGTAAAGACATTTGATTTCAGTGTTGGATCTGACGAGCATTACCTTGGCGTGTTAACTGCAAAGAATTTGCGTGTTTACAGAACTCCGCACGCTGGAAGCTCAGAGACTGTTTTTGTTTCTGACGTAGTGCTTCCTTACAATGGCGCTGCTGTTTCAGAAGTTCGTGATGCTCAGACAGAAAATGTCATGTTAATGTTTCATAAAGATTACGAGCCGCAACGTATTATTTTTAATGGGGGTACTGAGTTTGTTTCTGGGCCTATTCCGTTTAGCAATGTGCCTCAATATGATTACAATGATGAAAGCAGTCCTACGCCCGTTAGCGCGGTTCAAGTCGTTACTTTTGCTAACTCCTTTGTAGCAGGCGACCGCTATCAAATTGACATTGAAGGCGTGTTAAGTAAAAACATTTCTTTTGCGGGTAATAGCGCTGGAGCACAAAGCGAATCTACAGCTTTTAATTTGCAGAAAAATCTACAAGAAATGCCTATTTTTGGCGAGACCGGCGTTTCGGTAACTGGCTCTGGATATGTATACACAATCACAATTAGCAATGAATCTGCTCAACCACTAAAATTATTTTCAGGCTTTCAAACATCCGGCTCGACTGGCAATCACGGAATTAACTTCTCTAGAACAGCAGTAGGGGTATCTAGAAAAGAAGATGTATGGAGCGCTAATAGAGGCTACCCTGTAATGGGTGCGTTTAACGAGGGAAGGCTATGGTTAGGTGGTACCAGGTCTAAACGTCAAAGCTTGTTTGCATCTAAATCAGGTGACTTGTTTAACTTCTTCTCTGAAGAGGGTGCTGATGATGAGGGCATCTTTGTTACGATTGACTCTCGCAACCTTACTGAGATTGTTGATGTTAACCCTGACCGTGGCTTGCAAGTGTTTTGTTCTGGTGCTGAATTTATTGTCAAAGGCAATACTCCGGCCACAATTGATATTAAGGCAGAAACGCAGCTTGGGTCATTTAACCTAGAGTCCAAGGCTTTAGACGGCGCAACTTTATTTGTTAACGGGAATGGAAACACGCTACGTCAATACCTGTACAACTTCAATGAAGATGCTTATACCAGTAACGACATATCCGTCCTGTCTTCTCATTTGATTAATAAGCCTCTAGACATGGCTGCTCTTGACGGAACATCCTCAGAGGACTCTGCATGGGTGTTTATCATTAATCAGGATGGGTCGGCTGCTGTATTAAATACGGTTAGATCGCAAGACATCAATGGATTTACAAAATGGACTTTGTATAACCCTGACGCAAACAATACTACTAAATATGAATCCTGTTCTGTTGTAGGAAAGGAGTTGTATGTAATAGTAAAAAGCACAAATGGAGTTGACAGTAACACTTACAAAACATTAGAGAAGTGGGATGTTAGCGCCATGTTTGATTCGGCCAAAAAGTACACGGGTACTATCCTTCCAGGATCTACTTCTATAAATATAGGTCTAAGGTTTAAAGGTCAAACAGTAGGCGTTATTTCTAACGGTGTTTTACTTGCTAACAGAGTTGTATCTTCTGTGGGGGATATAGTTCTTACGCAAGCTGAACTTGGCGAGGCTTATCAAAGTTATAGTATTCAGGTAGGTCTCAACTTCACCTGCTCATTTAAGTCAATGCCCTTGAATACCAATGCTGGTACTCGTAGCGGACAAAATGCAATGAAAGAAAAGAAGATTACTCGCATAAACTTGCGTGTACTTGATACGTCTGGTGTGTACATTGATGGCAATCCTGTAGCTGTAAGAGAGTTTGGAGAAAGTGCAAACAGTCCTTTAAATACCGCTGTTACACCTAAAACTGGTATTATAGAAGACCGCAACGGAGGCAATGGCTGGAGTACAGAAGTTGTACCCTTGATTACAGCGCCAAATGCTACACCGTTCCACCTGCAAGCTATTGAGTATGAGGTTGAATCTTCGTGAGTAATGTTGCAACACAAGACAGTATTTACAAGCTACAAGATATTATTAAGGATATGCCTCAAGTAACAGGCGAAACTAGGCATCATTTCTCAGACGGTATGTATGCCAGAGAATTGTTTATACCTGCTGGTACGGTGGTCGTAGGGGCGCTACACAAGTCTCAACACTTGTATATGGTAGTCAAGGGCAAGTGTAAGGTATCTAGCCAGTATGAGACTGTAGAGATTGAAGCTCCTTATATAGGCGAGACCATACCTGGTACTAAGCGTGTTATTTATGCTGAAACAGATTGTGTGTGGGTAAATTTTCACCCTACCGAATTAACAAACATTGAAGAGATAGAGGCGGCTTTAATACAGTCGGAGGATATATAATGGCGTGGTTAATAACAGCGACAGTAGCAATGGGAGTAGGTACTGCTGTAAGTGCTTACGGTCAAATTCAGGCTGGTAAGGCGCAGCAAGATGCTTTAGAAGAGCAGGCTAGACAAGAAAAGATTGCCGCTGAGGGCCGTGAGCTAGAGCGTCAGCAACAACTGTCAAAAGCCCTTGCAGCTAACACTGTAGGCCTTGCTGCTGGCAACGTAGGTATGGAAGGAACTCCTGCTAGTATTGCTTTAGAAAGCGCTAAGAATATAGGCATGAGTGAGGGTATGCTCAAGATGAGTGACAGACTTGCTCAAGCCCAATTAAAACGTCAGGGCAAAAATGTCAGGGCTGCTGCTACTCTTCAGGCTGGCTCCACTTTGCTTTCTGGCATAGGCCAAGCTGCTGCACTAAACGCAAAGGATTAAATAATGGCACAAGAACGAATTGGGTATTACGGTAAGTTTACCCCTACATCCTTGGATACGTCTGCTGCTGATAAGATGCGCGCATTGGCCGGTTTGGGCGAGACTGTTGCTAGTACTGCCTTGGCTATAGGAAAACCTATTGCAGCTCGTGAAGGGGCTAAACGAGGGGCTCAGGAGGCAGAGGAAGCTAGAACTGTAGATGAAGCTGGCAACATTACTTACGCTCCTGTCAAAGAGCGTGTATTTGGGTATGGATCTGAAGCGCAAAACCAAGCTGCTGCGGCTAAAACAGCAGAGCTAAAGCGTAACGATGAAGCTGTTTATAGGTCTAATGTAAGCGCGCAATCTACACAAATCCTTTCTACGTTTGCTACAGAATATAAAGACGACCCTGTAATGTTTCAGCAGGCTGCTAATAATTACATTAGCGGGACTCTTGGCGCAATTAAAGACCCTGTGCTTGCAGCAGATATGAATGACTTTTTAACACGAAGCGCATTTTCTTCTCAACAAAGAATTCAGTCAGCTTATGAAGTTAAAAAAACAAACGAGAACATTGTCACTATAGGCGACAACATTGACGCTGGAATTAGAGAAGCTAACAGGCTAGCTCGTGCAGGAGATGCTGAAGGGGCCGCTACACAGTTACAAATAGTTAATGCAGATCAAGATTCGTTGGCCGCAATTAGCCCTAAGTTTGCTGCACAAATAACAAACAGTAAAAGACAGGTTAAGAACGGACTGTATGAAAATAAAATAACTGGAGAATTAGACAGACTTGCCGAAACCGATGGTATTTCTGCTGCATTTTCTAGGCTTGACGAATTGCAAAAGAAAGTGCCTAAGGGTTACGACCCTGCTGAATGGGATGCTTTTGTCTCAAATGCTCAGACTTCTCTTGGCCGGACAAAGTCAAGGGTTGAATCTGCTCAGGCTGCTGCTACTAAAGAGGCCCAGCAACAAGCCGACAATTATGTAAAGTCTGTAAGCAGCGGTTTTGTTGTTGATGAAGGCGAAACTGCTGCTGTTATGGCTGGGGTTGCAGGAACTAAGTTTGAGGAGCAGGTTTTACAGGCGCAAGAAATTGCTAAGTATTCGTTATCTACAGCATCAGAAAGAGCTAAGTTAAGGAGTGCGGCGGAATCTTTAGGGTTAGATGGAATTGAAATTCTAGAAGCCATGCAAAAGCAAGAAGACTTTATTAACCGTGCTGTACAAGCAGATGCTTATGGCTTTGCTGTTAGGCAGGGAATTGTAGAAGAGGTTGAGTTTGACCCACTGCTTTTACAGGATGACCCTAACACGCCTGAAGATGAATACGCGCAAAACCAAGCTAACTTTCAAAAGCGCATTCAACAATCAGCGGTGTTATCGGAGCAGTATGGTTATGCCATATCTCCATTATCTACACCTGAAGCTAGGATGTTAACTGACATTTTGCCTAGCCTAGATCACAAGCAAAAGATTAGTTTGGCTGGAATTTTTAAAGACACGCGTGGGGTTTGGGGCCAGATTGCTAAAGAAGGTGCGGGGTCATTTGCTCAATTATCTGCACTAGGTAATGAGCAGGTTATGAATATTGCTTTTAAAGGACAAGACGAAGTTGCTGCTGGTCGTGTAAAGCCGATAAAAATGGATGACTACAGAAAAGATTTTGTTGAGGCTACGGGTAATGTGTATGGCGCAGATGATTCCGATACTGTTATGCAGGCGGCCGTAGATTATTACTATGGATCTGTTGAGCTAGGGTCAGATGTGTATGATTCAGGGAAATTTAAAGAAGCTATTCAGGCTGTTACTGGCGGCATTGAGAAGGTTAGAGGCGTTATCACTCAGCTTCCAGAGGGCGTTGATGCTTCAGGGCTTGAAGATTATTTTAACAACATGACACAAGAGCAATTTAAGCAAGCTGGTGGCGCAGATTCTTTATATACTGAAACACAGTTTGAAGGTGGAGGCTTAACTGGAAGCAAAGTTGTTAAAGTTACTCGAAACAAAGCTCTTGAAGCTGTTCACCAAGGTACAATCAAGGCGGTTCCTGGAAAAAATAAATACATAATTATTGATCCTGTCACAGGCTCGGCATTATTTGGCAAAGATAATGTAACTCCACTCGAGTTCACTATTGACCAATCTGATGTTATTGGCATGAGAGCTGATATAAATGCCAGAATTAATAGATATGCGCGATCTCCAGTATCAGGTGCAGGCGTACCAGTCATGGATATTCAGCCCTAAGGAAATAATCAATGCCTTTGTTATCAAATAAAGATTATAGGAATTTAATGAACCAGACTGGGGCTATGGATTTTAGTCCGTCCCCTACGTTTGGCGAAACACTGGGCGCTGCTTTTAGATTTACTCGTGATGAGGGATTGTCTACATCTAGCCTTATGAACAATGAAGGGTATGCTATTAGGCGAGAGAAAATGAAAAAGCTCAGGGAAGAGGGCTTTGATGTAAGCAAATACATAGATGATACTGGGGCTGTAAACTACGACAACCTTTCATCAGCTACTGGCCTTGTTAAGTCCGACTTGCAGATTTTTACTGAGCGTAATGAGCTGCTAGAGAAACGCCGCAATGAAAGTGAAGACGTTATGGCTAGGGGTAGTGGCTTTGCTCAGTTTTTAGGCATGACAAGCGGATACATGACTGACCAGGTTAATGTCGCGTCACTTCCTTTTGGTGGTGTAGGAACTGCTGTAAAAGGCATGAGCGTATTATCTAGAGCTTTGATTGGAGCTAGAAACGCATCTGCTGTGGCTATTGCTAGTGAGGCCGCTATACAGCCTTTAGTATATAAGCATAAGCATGACATTGGATCGCCGTATGAAGTAAGTGATGCTATTCAGGCCATAGCATTTACGGCTATTGGTGCTGGTGTATTAGGTGGTGCTGCTGGGGGCATATCTGGTTATTTGGCTAAGACAGCCGAATCTACAGCTCCCGTGTTTGCCCCTGTATTTCCTCAAGCACCAATAGCATATAAGTCGCCAATGATTGCTGGCAGACCTGCTGGAGCACAAACATTTGAGAATATTGGCAAGTTTAAAGAAGAGTTAATTAAAGAAGCCAAGGCAAAGTTAATCGGCCCTGCTGGTCAAAAGCTGACTCGCGGCGAAGAAAAGAAGTTGCGTGGAGAATTAAGAAGCTTAGAGTTTGATTTAGCCAAAGCCAAGAAACCGCCAACCAAAGTTGAAGCCCAGAAGGGTGAGTCAGCTCGTGTAACAAAGCAAAAGGTTCAAAGGGGAAAAATTAAAGGCGATGCAGCTAGAGCAAAAACCCTAGAAGCAAACATAGCAAGAACCCAAAAGTTGCTAGATGACTCGCAAGCTACAAGAGAATACAACAAGGCCATTATTCGCCTTGAAGAGGGTAAGCTTACCCCTGAGTTGCAGCAACAATTAGATGATTACATTAACATCCCTAGCACTCCAGAGACTCAAGCAGTATTTGTTCTGGCTAAGATGGCTGAAAGCATGAGGCTGCGGAAGGGATTTAGAGCATCAGAGCTGGCATTAGAGAGTTACGCAAAATACAGTAACAAGCTTATTAATAGTTTAGATGAAGCTAAAGATGTTGCTGTTAAGGCTATTGATGACGAAATAGCAAAAACAGACGTAACCAATACAGCAAAAATAGACGACTTAAATAGTGTAAGAAATCGATTAACAGATCAGGCTGCTATTGACCGAGATGGCCTTGATAGTATTTTTGAAGACCTTTTCCAAAAGAACATTGACCTTGATGTGGCAATGCTTCGCGCAGATGAGGCGTTCCGAGTTCAGATGGATGCGCCAACTTTAAGTTACAATGATTACATTGGCCCTGCAAGGCCTAAGGCTGCTAAGGCTAGTACGACTCCTATGCAGAGGCAGGATCTTAGCGACAAAGGGTTAGATGAAGCTTATGATTCTGACATGGCATTGTTTAATCAACTTGAAACAAAAATGGCTATTGTAGACGGCGAGCTAGTAGATGCCGCGCCAATTATGAAAGAGCTTGATGATGAGCTTGAAGGATTAAATTCAATAATGAGGTGTTCAATTGGCTAGTTTTAAATACTGCATCGATGAAGCTATTAAAGGAAAAAAGATTAATAAGCAGGTTGCAGATCGCCTAAGAGAATCTGATGACCCTGAGATTGAAATACAAGATATGGTTGAAGAGGTTAGCCGTGTTCAGCGAGAAAAAGCTGTAGATGCTGTGCGTATCTCTGTTGCCTTGGACAAGATCAAAAACCATCCAGAGGGTGCAGGTGTTGGCCTTATGTCGCTGCTTGGGCGTGACATTACTGGTAAAGCAGGGTACATGAATATTGACCTGTTAAGCAGTGCGTACACAAAACAGTACATGGCTAAGTTTGCTGATGGCTTGTCTACGTTTAGAACTCGGATGCTGGGATTGTCGCAGGACGAAGAAAGCCTAAATATGTTTATTAAGGCCGTATATGGCGAGACTGTTAGCGACCCAAAGATTCAAAAGATAGCAAAAGATTGGATGGAATTGGCCGAGGATCTGCGCGTTGACTTCAACAAAAAGGGCGGCAGTATCTCCAAGAACGAGAACTGGCTGTTTCCTCAGAACCACGACATGCGTCTAATTAAGAATGCAGGCCCAGAAGAGTGGAAAGGATTTATATCTAGCAAGCTAGACAGGTCAAAGATGCTGGACGACAATGGAAAGCCTTTAACTGACGCGCAGATTGACGAAGGTTTAGACTATGTTTATCAAACCATATCTTCTGGAGGCATGAACAAAGCCAAAGGATTATCTGTTCCTAGAGGTTTAGGCTCAAAATTAGCTCGCAAAGGTTCTGAACAACGGTTTTTGTTTTTTAAAAGCGCAGATGACTGGATTGCTTATCAAAACAAGTTTGGTAAAGGTGATGTGTTAACTACTCTGAGCGACCACATTCAAGGTCGAGCTACTGACATAGCCATGATTGAGACATTAGGAACTAATCCTCGGGTAATGTATGACGCATTAAAATTTCAAGCCAGGAAAATTCAGGCGGAAAGGAACAAGCCTATAGGCGAAACATCCTTAAGCATGATGGACGCTGTTTACAAAACTGTCAGTGGTGAGATTAATGGCGGTCAGATGGTAAGTTTAGCTGATGGAATGCAGTTTGTTAGAAACCTACAGGTTGCATCTAAACTAGGTGGGGCGGCACTGTCATCTTTTACGGATCTTGCTACAGCGGCTGTAACAGCTCACTACAACAACATACCTATGACTAAAGTATTTAAGCGTCATATGTCTATGCTTACATCTAGTGAGGAAGATAAAAAAATACTGGCTCGAATGGGACTGGCGTTAGACTCTTGGTATGGCCGAGCACATTCTGCAAATAGATTCTCTGACACCTATGGCACTGGCGCTAGTGCTAAGACTGCTGAGGCGGTTTTAAGATTGTCTGGGCTTGAAGCGTGGACTGAATCTGGGCGTAAAGCTTTTGGAGTTGAGTTTGCTGGAATGTTGTCCGATAACTTTGGGAAAACAATAGACGAGCTACACCCTTCTGTTCAGCGCGCTTTTAAGACTTATGGCATTGACAAGCAAGACTGGGATAGCTTTAGGAAGACAAAACCTTTAAGTTTACAGGGAGCGCAAGTTGCTGATTTAATGGCAGACAAGAGCATGAAGTTTCACGCTATGATTTTGCAAGAGACTGATTACGCCGTTCCAACTCCAGGTGCCAGGGAAAGGGCTATTGCTACCGGAGGGTTAGAGCGAGGAACTGCGTGGGGTCAAATCTCTAGGTCAGCAATGATGATTAAATCATTCCCTATTACCATGATAACTACGCATCTTTATCGGGGAGCAACGCAAGCCACAATTGGCGGTCGAGTTCAGTATCTAGGTTCACTGCTGGCAAGTACAACTTTGCTAGGGGCTTTTGCTTTACAGGTAAAGGATGTAGCCGCAGGTCGTGAAACAAGAGATATGGATAGTGCTTTTTGGGGCGCAGCACTAACTCAAGGTGGAGGGCTTGGACTGTTTGGAGACTTTATTCTTTCAGACGTTAACCGTTACGGCAAAGGATTTGTTGAAAGCTTGGCAGGGCCAATGGGTAGTTTAGTTAATGATACCTTTAGCCTTACGCTGGGCAACCTCCGTCAAGCAGTAGTGGGCGATGAAACCAATGTTCTTGGCGAGGCTACTAAATTTATTGAGGACATAACTCCTGGGGTGTGGCAGACGCAATTGCTGATGGACTCTATGTTTGACAATATTAGGATGATGGCTGACCCTAACTTTGAGAAAAGTCTAGCCTCAATGAGAAAGAAGCGAATGCAAGAATACGGTCAAGGATATTGGTGGGAGCCAGGAGAGACTCCTCTTGAAGTCCTCGAGTAGCTGTATAAAAATTAACCAATTTGTAGTATAATCAAGCCAATTAAAAGGGGCTATAAATGACAGTTTCAGCAACAACAACTCGTAATGATTACATCGCATCTAGCGGACAAACCCAATTTGCTTATACCTTTAAGGTATTGGCCTCTACAGACCTTGTTGTAACCAAAAATGGCGTAGTGCAATCAGCATACAGCGTGTCTGATATTGGCGTTGCTACTGGCGGTACGGTTACGTTTAACTCTGGCGTTACTGCCAGTGACGCAATTGCCCTCTACCTGGCTATGCCTGTTACTCGGGATACTAACTACCAAGAAGGCGGGGCTTTCCTGGCTGGTGAAGTAAACTCTGACTTCGATAAGATTTATATTGGCGCTATCCAGAATGAGAACGCCATTGATAGAAGCATGAGACTTCCTGAGTCTGAGCCTAGCATCTCTATGACGTTGCCCTCAAAGGATGCCCGTAAAGGCCGTTACTTGCAGTTTAACGCGACCACTGGTGCACCTGAAGCTGGTCAGTCTATTATTGGTGATTACTCGGCAGGAACGGGCCTTGACCTTACTAACTATGTTTTCTCTATCGACAACACTGTTGCAACGCTGACAGGCACCCAGACTCTAAGCGACAAAACATTAACTAGCCCAATCTTAAATCAAGACCTTAGTGGATCTGCTTTTCTTGATGAAGATAACATGGCATCTAACAGCAGTACAAAGGTTGCATCACAGCAGTCTATTAAGGCTTATGTGGACTCGCAGGTTGGAGCTGCCACACTATCTGAAGTCCTTGCCAACGGTAACACTACTGGCGGTAACAGTATTTCTTTTGGTACGGATGACAAAGCTACCTTTGGTGCGTCTGACAATTTAGAGATTTACAGTGATGGCACAAATGCGTTTCTTAAAGAGCTGGGTACTGGTTCTTTATCAATTCAAGCTACTGATATTTTCTTGCAGAGTGCAGAGAGCGAAGTTTATCTTTACTGCATTGCCAACTCTGGCGTTACTTTGTTTCATAATGGAGCTAGTAAGTTTCAAACCACCTCCACAGGCATAGACGTTACTGGTAATGTTGTTGCCGATGGGCTTAGTGTTGATGGTACTGCTACTTTTGACACTGTAAGCACTTTATTTGCTAACTTAAACTACTTTGGTTCAACTAAAGGAAAACTTTCTACTGACGGTATTAACTTTAATATTGAAGCAACTGCCAACCTTTACACTAAAGTTAACTCCGCTACTAGGATGCTGGTCGGAGGCAACGGAGACATCAGCTTCTACGAGGACACAGGCACAACGCCTAAGTTGTTCTGGGATGCGTCTGCGGAGTCTTTGGGTATTGGTACTGCAACATTTACAGGCGCTAACTCCTACATGGATGACTTGGTTGTATATAACGCAACTTCTGGTTCTGGAGCAGGTTTAAGCATAATAGCTAATGCTACAAACGGTTATTCTAATATAGCTTTTGGCGATACTGCTGATTGGGATACGGGTCGTATACAGTACAACCATGCAGATAACAGTATGGCTCTCCATGTTAACTCAGCAGAACGCATGCGCATAGACTCATTAGGAAATGTGGGTATTGGTAGACTTCCTGCGACACCAGTCACTACTTCAGCAGAAGCAGGTAATACTGCCCAATACTCAGGATATGCAGGCGGTAGTACGCATATATACTCTATGGGGCGTAACGGCTCTAATGGTTTAGGAATT